GGTGGTAATGCTGGCGGTAACGGTGGCAATACAACTTTTGGTGCACTAGCCACGGCAACTGGAGGTGGCGGTGGTCGTCATAACGCCACTGGATTAGCAGGCGGCTGCGGTGGCGGTGGTGGTTTTGCTAGTAGCAGTGGCGCTGGTGGCGGCGGCGGCGGTGCAGGAGAAGGCGGTGGAGACGCAATTGCTGGCTCAGCACTGAGTGCTGCAAATATTCTATCAGGTGGAAATGGCAGCCAAGGCGGAGGTGGCGGTGTTTCCATTAGCATTTCCTATGGTTGGGCGGGCAAAGGCGGTGCAGGCGTTAGTGGTTTTGCAGGCGGCGGAGGTGGCGGGGCAGGACTCAATCTTGGCACATCTTTTGGTACTGGTTCATCAGGCGGTGGAAACGGCGGAGCCAATGATGGCGCAGGTACTGCAGGAACTGCCAATACAGGCGGTGGCGGTGGCGGTGCTGGCACAGGTGGTGGTGGTGCTCCAGGTGGCGCAGGTGGTTCAGGTTATGCACGAGTTACTTATTGGAGTTAATTATGGAACAACACTATGTATTTCTTAAAGACAACAGAGTTGCAAACATTGCAGTCTTTGCCTCACAAGATGAGGCATTGGCAGATGCGGTAGCGCAAGAGCAGGGTTTTGATGATGCTGTATGGGTAGGAGAAACTATCCCTGCTATGTGGTCAACATACGATGGAGCAACATTTACTGCACCAACTCTTGATTACCTATACGAAATTGGTATAGCAAATGAAAATACTGCAATGATGGAAGCAAGACTTGCAGCACTAGAACCAGAGGTAACCAATGACTAAAGCCCGCGTAAATGCAGACAATGCATCTGCTGACATTCAAGGCGTAACAGCAGGTACAGGATTAACAGGTGGTGGTACATCGGGAGATGTAACACTTACCAATACAATGGCTACCGCTATTGATGCCAAGGGTGACCTTGTTGCTGGTACTGGAGCAGATACCTTTAGCCGTCTTGCGGCTGGGTCTAATGGCGAGACACTCGTAGCAGATAGTTCCACTTCAACAGGCTTGCGCTATCAAGGTTCAATGGCTGCTGGTCGCAATTTCTTTATCAACGGCGGTATGGACATTTGGCAGCGTGGAACTTCTATTGCCTTGACGACTAGCGCTTATACCTCAGACCGCTGGCAAGGTTATCGGGCGGTTGCAGGTTCAACGGTTAGCCGACAAGTAACTGGCGATACAACTAATCTGCCTTTTATTCAGTATTGTGCAAGAGTTCAGCGCGATAGCGGAAATACTGCGACCAATACAATTTATCTTGGACAATCTTTAGAAACTGTCAACTCAATTCCTTTGGCTGGCAAGACTGTGACTCTTTCTTTTTATGCGCGAGCAGGTGCTAATTATTCAACTGCTTCAAATGCGCTTTCAGTTCTTTTAAGAAGTGGCACTGGAACAGACCAAAATGTTATTACAGCAGGTTACACAGGTTCGACAAATGTCATAAGTGACACCGCAACATTAACAACCACTTGGCAACGATTTACCTATACGGCAACAATCGCGGCAACTGCAACAGAGGTTGGACTACAACTTAGTAATGTGCCTGTCGGTACTGCTGGGGCTGCTGATTATTATGAAGTAACTGGTGTTCAACTAGAGGTCGGTTCAGTAGCCACACAATTCTCACGCGCTGGCGCAACAATCCAAGGAGAATTAGCCGCTTGTCAAAGGTATTACTATCAAAATGCCTTAGGCGTTAATTTCTTTACTACAGGTGCGGTATATTCGGGAACATCAGTAAGATATACATTAATCAATCCCGTGCAAATCCGTACAACTCCAACTGGATTAGTTACTCAAAATCTTACTGTTTCAATTCCGCGAACAGGTGGCACAGTAAATACTGGAACTTGGGCAATTACCTACGCAACTCCAACAACTACGACTGTGACTTACACACACGGCACCTCAGTTTTAACCGCTGGAGATGTTGCAGAAGCATACGGAAACAACGCTAATTCTTATATCGGATGGAGTGCAGAACTATGATAACTTTTGAGATTGAAACACTTAAAGGCGTTATTGAGTATGTCTTAATTGAACGCGAAGATGGTTCGCAATTAACAATGCCTAAATCTGTCTATGACCAAGAGCAAGCGGAACAATCCACACCAATTCTGCCTGCTTAAATAGACTATCCCTGAGCAAGGATTCAAACTGCTCAATTACTTTTTCTAACTAAGGAGACATAGTGGCATCAAGACCACCCGATATATCCGAGCGCGTAGTCATTGACCTATCTGGTCGCACCGCTGCATACTATGACCCAACAACTTACAAGTTTGATGTTGCTATTGGTGGCATGCCGTTTATCTATGGCATTACAGACAGCACACCATTCCGCCGTCAGACTGCAGAGTTTCGTACGCAACGCTTTGACAATGCCCGTGACCCAGGTGAGCAATCACTGTCTGGCTCAGGCTACTGGATTCGTTCACAGTCATCCTTTCATTTAGGTGGAGGCATCACATATCAAGAGCCTATCGTTGGCACAACTGAGGAAGTTAAGTTTCAGTTCTCTGACTCAGTAGGTGTAGACCCATGGACTCCAGGACAGTTGAGTCTGCTCCACTCTACAAGCCTTACACAGGCATCTACTGCCCTCTCTGGCGTGTTCTCAACCATCATTAGTGGAACTGAGTATCTTGTTAAAGTCACTGGCTCAGCAGCAGTTACAGCCCGTGTAACGCTGACTACTACTGCTGGTTCATCAACAACAGTTATTAACAACAGTCAAATCACAGAGGCAATTCTTTGGGCTGCTATGGGTGGTAATGACTTGATGATGGTTACGCCTACGAAAGTATGGCGCTACTCATTTGACCAAGGAACTCCTGCTCTGCATCAAGACTATGCAATCAATACAGCAAACGCTGCATCAGCGCGTATATCTTATGTGAAGCAACGCTTCATGCTTGGCTATACAGATGTTAATAAAAATACATTTGTCTATGAGTTAGTTCGTAACCTTGGCTCAAGTATTAACTTAAGCACACTTACCGCTGTTAATGGTAGTGCAACTTTACCTATTGGTTTTTCTTTTATGGGTATAACAGAATCTAGTGCAGCCATTTATGTTGGTGGATTTTCTGGCGATGAAGGAATAGCCATGAAAATTGCTGTTGACAACACTGGCGCTTTAAGCACCATGACCACAGTACTTGTGCTACCAAGAGGTGAACGCCTTACTGGTATGTATGGGTACCTTGGAACATTTGTAGCACTTGGCACTAGCCGAGGCGTGCGTATTGCAATTTCAGATGCAAATGGAAACCTATCGTATGGTCCACTTGTATACGAATCAGCCAGTGACATCTACGCATTTACTGCCAGCAATGAATACATTTTTGCTGGGGTTAAAGGTGAAGTAGATGGATACTCAGGGCTTATTCGCATCAACCTTGGCTCTCCATTAGGTAATGGTAAGTATGCATACGCCAAAGATGTTTATGCATCTGGTGCAACAGGTGCTGTATGGTTTATTGCTACATTTGCTAATGGGCATAAAGCATTTACTATTCAGAACTCTGGAATGTGGCGAGAGTCGCAGACAGATTATGTTGAGTCAGGTGAGATAACAACAGGCATCATCCGCTTTGATACCTTCGAAAACAAAGCATGGAAGCGTATTAAGTTACGCATTGAAGGCACACTACAAGGCGACATAGATATGTTCCGCGTTATTGATGGAACAGACATAGCGTTTCAGACAATCCCAGAGGGAACAACTGAAATCTACGACTACGATTTAGCACCAGTATTTTCTACGGTTTCTGCAGAAGCACAGTTTAAATTCCGTTTAAACAGAAACGATACAAGCGCAACAACTGGTGCTGTTATCTACGGATACTCAGTCAAGGCTTTGCCTACACCTACCCGTGCTCGTGTGCTACAGATTCCTATCTTCTGCTTTGACCAAGAGACTGACCGCAACAAGCAAATCATTGGCTTCCAAGGCTATGCACTTGCTCGCTTGCAAGCGTTGGAACAGATGGAAGCATTGGGCGAAACGCTCATCATTCAGGACTTTACTGCTGGTGGAGAACCCATTGAAGCAGTAGTTGAGCAGGTTACATTTACCCGCACAACACCACCTAACGGAAACTTCTCTGGCTATGGTGGAATCATTCAAGTAGTTGCTCGTACTGTCGTATAATACATAAGGAAAATAAATGACTCCTGCTCAGTGGCTAGGTTTAGCCGTATCCGTTTGTACCCTTGTTGCTGCTTTTGCTACATCAGTGCGCTGGTTAGTTAAGCATTACCTATACGAACTTAAGCCTAACTCTGGCACAAGCCTAAAAGATTCGGTCAATAGATTGGAGCGACAGGTTGAAGAAATTTATCGCATCCTTCTTACTCGCAATAACTCTTAGTGGTTGTGGTTACCAAGGTTGGGTGAGATACCCATGTCAAGAGTTTGAGAATTGGGAAAAGCCTGAGTGCAACCCTCCGCAATGTGAAGTAACTGGCACCTGTTCCTCCGATTTATTACCAGAGGTATTTGATGAAACGCCCTGAAAGATATACAGCAGAAGAACTACACGCTAGATTGATTGTCAGTATTGGAATCATCTTAGCCATTGTATTTGCTGGTTCTGTATTTGCCCTGTTATGGGCATTGGTATTTGTAACACAACCAATGAAGCAAGCACCTAATGATGCAGCCTTCATTGACCTTGTATCTACACTGACTGTGTTCCTTACTGGAACGCTGGCAGGAATCGTATCTGCCAATGGACTTAAGGGTAAGAAGAAGGAAGATGAATCTAAATGAAATCTGTTGCCAAGAAAGCCACACCTGCCGCAGTTGCTGTCCTACGCCAAGCCACAGCGATAGCACCATTGCGTATGAAAGCCAGCGATGGGCTTCTCCCATCGAACGCTCATCTCAAGCAGAGTCCAGTCAGCGACCATAACACTGGTCTTGCAGTTGACCTAACCCACGACCCGAAGCACGGTATTGATTGTGAAGAAATTTTTGAGAAACTTAAAGAGGATAAGCGTGTCAAGTACCTTATCTTCAAAGGAAAAATCTGGTCCAGAGAAAAGTCCAAGTTGGGAAACAGACGGTACACTGGGAGTAATCCTCATAATAAGCATCTACATATTTCTATTGAGTCCGCTATGGCTACCGATACTTCTCCGTGGTTTTGGTGGATGAATCAACCTAAGATTGTTAATCAAGTTATTGCCAAGGTAACACCCGTGCCTGCTAAAAAGGCATACAAGACAGAGGTTTGTACCTGTTGCAAATTGCACGGTACAAAATAAACGAGGAGGAAACAATGGAACAATTTAAGCAACTCGGACTGACATGGTTCCGTGCTGCGGCATCTGCTGCGATTGCACTTTACCTTGCTGGTGAGACAGACCTTAAGACTCTTGCTGCTGCAGCCCTTGCAGGCTTTGCAGGTCCACTACTTAAGTGGCTTGACCCATCAGCAACACAGTTTGGTCGCGGCTCAAAGTAATACAGTTTAAACAAAAGAACCCCCGCCTTAGAGAAATCTAAGAGCGGGGGCTTTTTTGCTTTATTCCCTCAAAGAGCCATAGACAACTTCCCCAATCGCCTATGACAAAATCATTATAGCACTAACCGCCAGTCTTGTAAAACCCTGGACCTCTAAAGTGCACAGCAGGTGGCGTGAATACACGCCGCATGTCACCCTCACACAGGCTACATGTTGGCACATTGCTTGACTCGTTAACTGATAGATGCAGTTCCTGCACTACATTGCAGGCGTTGCATTGAAAGTCATACTGTGGCATCTTCACCATCCGCAGGAGTAGGTACTGTTACTTGTGCGCCACACAATGCACACTCTGCATCAGTGAACCAAAGCGAAATTTCATTATCCTCAAACATGCAGCCGACTTTAAAAAGTCGTGAGCCACAAGGACAAACATGCGTGGGAATACCACGATAGTTAGCCAGCATGCTAGACTTCTGCTTCCGCTTGAGCCTAGATAGACTTAACCAGTTCATCACGAACAGGAGTGTAATCAACTTTTTAAAAAATTACACGGATGTAATTCATCGGCGTGTCGCAGAATAGATGAGACATTGTGTAGTAAACTCCTCTATTGCAAAGGAGAAACATGACACTAGAAGAAAAGACTGGGAAGAACTACATCTCCCACAGTGCAATGTCAACATGGCTTAACTGTGGCTGGTCGTATTATCTATCCCGTATTCAGAAGGTCGCTGAGAACCCATCCTACTGGCTAGTAGGTGGCAAGTCCTTGCATGAAGGTACAGAAATCTACGATGAACTACCGTTGGGTAGCCCGTTTGATACCACTGCTGTGTTTAAACAACGCTGGGATGAGAACTACAAGTTGGCTGACAATGGCATGGAGTTCCGTGCTGGTGGTAGAGCAACCAAGGCGTATCCAAATAAAGAAGATACTTCTTGGTGGTTAGATAATGGACCGAAGATGCTTGACTTCTGGGTTCAGTTCCGACAGGACAGTGGGTACCAGATGTACCACCTACCAGACGGAGCACCTGCTATCGAAACCGAACTCAATGTGGAGGTTGGTGGAGTAAACATGAAAGGATTTCTTGACCGCCTTATGGTTGCGCCAACAGGCGAACTTGTCGTGGTGGACATCAAGACATCTAGCAAGCCACCAGTAGCCTTCACTCAGTTAGGCACCTATGCCATCATGACTGAGAAGTTGCTGGGAATCCGCCCTACCTTGGGGGCATACTTCATGGCTCGTACTGGTGAGTTAACACCTCCAGTAGACCTGTCGCACTACACAGAACCACGCCTTGCACAATGGGTAAGCGGGTTCAAGATTGCCGTTGACAACAACATCTTTATCCCACAGCCAGGTTTCATGTGTGGTACTTGTTCTGTCAACAAGGCATGCTATGCAGTAAAAGGTGAAGATTCACACATGTACCCCGAACTAGGAGAAACAAATGAGTAACGAAAACGCAGCAATTCAAATCAACTTCAAGACAAAGAAGGATGGCATGCTCATCAACCTTCGCGCTAGCGATGTTGCTGAACTTGACTTACTGATTGATGGCTTGACTCAACGCCTTGCTACATTGATTGACCTTGAGACAACCACTGAATCCATGGCTACAGTTAAGACTGTATTTCCTGGAGCAGAGGTAGTTAACCAAGGTGCAGCACCAATGCCTGCACACGCACAGCCAGCACAGTATGCACAGCCTGCTGCACAGGGTTATGCACCAGCACCAACTACTGCAGCACCGTCTTGCACAGGTGGAGCATGTGGTGGAGCGCCGATGCGTTTAGTTAAGGCTGGTATCTCAAAGTCAACAGGAAAACCTTATCGCGCTTTCTATACATGCCCACTACCTCAGGGTCAGGCTTGTAATAACCGAGTAAACGCGTAGTACATGCGCCGTTTATCCCGTGCTATCAAGACTGCCTCGCAAGGGGGTGCCACATTACCTACGGTGTGGCGCTCGCTTGCTGAGCAGCAGATAGCGTTTAGACGGGGGGAAGTGAGCATGGTTGCAGGTCCTCCAGGTTCAGGTAAATCTACCTTTGCCTTGTCACTTGCAGTCCATGCTCAAGTTCCTACCCTGTACATCTCGGCAGATACACACTCACATACTATGAGTTTGCGTTTGCTTGCGATGATTACAGGTAGACCACAACAAGAAGTAGAACCACTGATGGAAGCAGACAGAGAGTGGGCAGCACAAATGCTCAAGCCTGCTGACCACATCATGTGGGAGTTTGACTCGGCACCTACGCTTAAGGATGTAGAGGATGCAGTCCTCGCATCACGAGAGCGCCTTGGTCAAGATGTTGAACTCATTGTGCTTGACAATGCAGTGGATGTAACCCTTGATGGACAAGATGAGTGGGGCGGACTACGCACACTTATGCGTGAACTCAAGTGGTGGGCTAGAGAAACTGGTGCTGCTGTTGTTGTTTGCCATCATACAAGTCAGGGAGTTGTGGGTAATCCTTGCCCACCAAGCAGTTCCCTGCATGGAAAAATTGCCCAGACCCCTTCGTTAATCCTTACGGTGTATAACCAAATTGCTTCGATGGGTGTGTGTGCGGTGAAGAACCGTTATGGTCCAGCCGATTCAACAGGCGCAAGTCCAGTGTGGCTTGCATACAACCCAGCCAGTATGCAACTGGCAGATTTATTACAGGCGTAAGGAGAAGTTATGACACCTAAATGGGAAATCAAAGTGGTGGAAAATGCGGGAGAACTGCAAGGTAGTTTAAACGCAGAGGATGTAGTCGTCCCAACTAAGCCATTGATTACAGACATTAAATCGCAGTTGATGTTTATACCGAAACAATTTTCATGGACAGTGGGATGGAGAGCGTATGTTTGGCAGGAAGAAGAAAGCGGAAGATTCAAAGACCTCACTGAGGATGAATTCAAAAGACTCCTTGATGAAGGCACTATCAGTTACACCAGAGATGATGGAGCAGGCAGTGCTGTCAGCGAAGCAGATACCAGCGGAGATGAAGCAAGCGATACTTGATGGACTACCAGAGTTTATTGAACGCATTGACGAGGCTACACAAAAAATCTACGACCCATCACAAGTCTGGTTTGAATCTTTACAGTTCGCTGATTATGTTGGGCAGTTGGCTGAACATCTTACTGAGGACCACGGACCAGAGTGCAGAGAAGAAATCGCAACCCAACTCCGACTCATGAGTGAGTCATGGAAAGACCTAGCAGAGAACGCAATGGAAGTACTCGACAAATCAGAGGAAGTGTTTAAACATGGCGCATAGTAATAAAGAAACATTATCAGTTATCTGGTGTGACAACGGGAACACTGACGGAAAGTTTACGGAAGGCTTGGTATACAGCATCATCACTGGTGAGGTGCCATTCCATAACGCTATCCGTGTACAAGGTAATCAGATTGCTCGCCAACGACAGGCTGCATTTGAAATGTGGAACAAGGTTGGCACTGACTGGGCGTTGTGGGTTGACTCCGACATCGTACTGACTAGAGAAATAGTCAAGATTCTATGGGATACCGCTGACAAGATTGCTCGTCCAGTTGTAAGTGGTGTGTACTTTATCTCTAAGCAGATGGAGAACTCACTGATGCAACCTATGCCTGCTATCTTTGATGAAGGTGAGAACGAGTACGAGATTAAGTACAAGCATCCACTGCCACGCAATCAAGTACTCAAGGTAGACCATGCAGGGTTGGGCTTAGTGCTGATGCACAAGTCTGTTATCAAGGCACTGCATGAAAAGTTTGGTGAGAATGACTTTGTGTTTGCCGAAAACAATGCAAGTGGTGAACAGTTTATTGGTGAGGACATTGCCTTCTTCCGTAAGGTTAAGGCTGCTGGTGTGCCAGTAGTTGCTAACACATCCGCATTGGTCAAGCACATGAAGCGGTTTGCCTTCGATGATAACTACTACAACCTTTACTGGGCAGCCATTGAAAGCGCAGAAAGGAACAAGCAAGATGCCAACACAGCAAGCGAGTAACAAGCGCAGAGGCGCTGCATTTGAAATAGAACTAGCGGACTGGCTGATGACACATGGTTTCAATGCACAGCGTTTGCCTCGTGCAGGTCGCAATGACATCGGAGATGTATACCTTCCTGCTAGTACCGATGGCTATGTCATTGAAGCAAAGGCACCACGCCGTGATGGTCGTATTGATTTAAGTGGATGGTTGCGTGAGGCTGAGATTGAAGCAGAGAACTATCGTGTGCAGAAAAGACTGGTGCTTGCACCATCGCCATTGGTAATTATCAAGGCAAGCAATAAGGGGATTGGAGAGTCGTATGTCGTACAGAGGCTCCGTGATGCACTCCCAAAACTCTAAGCATGACATCGTTAAAGTACTAGAACACTACGGATTTACAGTACCAACTAATCGCGGTGGTTGGGTAACAGTGCGCTGTGCCTTCCACAATGATAAGGTTAAGTCAGCGCGTTTAAACATAGACAACGGCGGGTTTCGCTGCTTCGCATGTGACATGGCTGGAGATGTCTACTCACTTATTATGAAGAAAGAAGGAGTTACCTATGTCAAGGCTCTCGAAATCGCAGAGGGAATTACTGGCGAAAGCAACAGAGAACTACGAAAGAAACCTAGACGAGGTGGCTCCGTATCTGGAGAGTCGCGGTATAACCAAGGAGACAGCACTTATGTTCCGCCTCGGCTTCGTAAAGAATCCTGAGACAGGACACGAACCTTACCAAGGTAAGTTGGCTATCCCATACCTGACACCATCAGGAGTAATTGACATACGCTTCCGCAGTTTAAACGCAGATAGCGGACCGAAGTATTTATCAAGACCTGGTGCAAGCACACACATTTTTAATGTGGCTGCATTGAATACAGACTCTGATGTGTTGGTCATTTGTGAAGGTGAGATTGACACGATGATTGCCACACAAGTGGGCTTCGCTGCGGTTGGTTTGCCTGGTGCTAACAACTGGAAGCCGTTTTATACACGAGTCCTTGCGGACTGGGAAAAGATTATGTTGTTCTGTGATGGTGACAACGCTGGCAAGGAGATGGCTAAGACAATCACTCGTGAACTGGACAATGTGTTCCCAATCTTTATGCCTGAAAACTGTGATGTGAACGATGTGTACCTCGCCGAGGGCGCAGAAGGATTACATAAACGAGCGGGTGTTTAAACAATGGCAAAGAACTCCAGTTTTGATTTAGACTTTGGGTACGGAAGAAAAGGCGAGCAGTTAGTTGACGAGTTATTAACTGGAGGAAGAACAGTAGAAGTTAAGCGTGACCGCAAGTGGTTCAAGACCAACAACCTATACATAGAAACTGAATGTTACTTTGTAAAGACAGAAGCGTGGGCACCAAGTGGATTGGGTGTGACCGAGGCTAGTTACTGGGCATTTGTATTGCAGGAATCTACCTTGATTGTACCCACTGATGTGCTTCGCTACGCAGTTAAAGAGTATGGTCGTGAGATTAAGTGTGAGATACCTCCGAACTTAAGTAAGGGATACCTCATAACAGTAGATGATTTGATGACAGCGACAAGGAAATACAAGGATGGATGAGCAAGACAAGATTTGGGAAACTATCTACGGCACAGCACGACAGGTTGCATCACGCAGTAACCGCATCCATCGTGGGCTAGTAACTACTGATGATGTGTACCAACACCTATCTTTGTGGGCGTTGGAACACTGGCACAAGATAGAAGAATGGGAACAGCAAGAGTCGTTGAAGTATAAGTTGCGCCGTACTTTCTACAATGAAGCACAGAAGTATGTTGCAAAAGAGCGCATGCACCACTCACGCACCCCTATGTCTGACAGTTTTTACTACACCCATGAGGTACTGCACGAACTGTTGCGTGATGTGTGGGAGCATGAAGGGTGGACAGATACAGCAGACTTGAGCAATGAGTATGTGTCTAAGTCAAGCAAGCCAGCAGAAGGTGGCAACCGAATGGCTTTGCTATCTGATGTGGCGGCAGGGCTAAAGCGTTTAAACGATACAGACCAACTGCTGCTGCGGCTAAGATACGCTGATGGTGGTATGGATTTTGATGCATTGGCTGAGGTATACCAAGCAACAGAGGAAGCCATACGCAAGCGTGTCAAGAGGGCGTTGACTAAGTTGCAAGATAGATTAGGTGGCGAAGCACCCGTATGGTACGGGCGTAGGCGTAACCGCAGTAATGCAGAAGCACGACAAGAGGTGAGGGAACAAGAATGATTATTGGTTTGAGTGGATACGCACGCAGTGGTAAGGATACAGTTGCTGAACTGTTGTGTTTAAACTATGGATACAAGCGCGTATCATTTGCTGACCCAATGCGTGAGGCACTGTTGCGTTTAAACCCTACCATCAACCACGAACCTTTGGCTCATCTGGTTAGTGATTATGGTTGGGATGTAGCAAAGACTAACCCTGAGGTGCGCCGTTTGTTACAAGTGTTTGGCACCGAAGTTGGTAGAGCAATGTTTGGTGAGAACTTCTGGGTTGACTTAGCGTTTAAACAAGTGCAGCAAGAGCGCGTTGTGTTTGCTGATGTGCGTTTTCCTAATGAGGCACAGGCAATTATCAAAAGAGGTGGGCAAGTGTGGCGTGTACAGCGTGAAGGACACAAGCCTGTGAACTTACATGCATCTGAAACTGCAATGGATAACTGGCGCTTTGATGATTTGATTCTTAATCATGGCAACCTTGATGACCTTGCCGATGAAGTCTTTATGTTGGCTAAGCAAAAAGAAATTAACTTGGCATAAAAGAAGAAGCACCGCGAGGGACTGGAACCTCAAGCGGTGCTTCTCTGTTGTAGCCTATCAGACTACGAACGAACTAGCGAATCGGTAAAGTTGTTTGGGTCTGTCACTGCCCAGCCTAACTTCCTGCGAATCGTTGTCCTCGTATCGGGTGTTGTTCCACCCCATACTCCATACCTTTCATGAGCCAAGCCCCACTCCAAGCAAGCATCCATGATAGGACAGTCCTTGCATAGGTTATTGTAGAACTTTGTCTCAACCTTTGTATACTGCACAACCTCGGGGTAAAACATCTCTGTGTTTAAACCTTGGCATGCACCCTCTGACATAACTTCTCCGTTGTAGTTGAGCCGAAAGTATGACAGCCCATCTATAATTTTTTGTTGCATTATTCTGTGGAACTTAGGTGTTCTTTGTGACATTAGTACCAGCCTCGTGAGAGGCTGGAAGCATACGCCTTACAGATGTTGCCTCCGTATTTCCTTTCGATGTATGCAAGCCCTGCATCCACTTGTAAGTATCCGTCCTCGGTTTGCTTGTGTCCAACCAAGCCCCATGTGACTGGCATTAACTGTGCAATGCCTGCTGCTTTGCTTGTCTTGTTCAGTGCTGCTGGTCGCCAGTTGCTCTCGCGTGTCCACAAATCATGCAGGCATGTCCACTGTTCAAGCCGTCCATCCTTGGTGAGTTGGTCTATGGCATAGCGTTGGTAATCGTTTGTGTAGTACACAATTACCTGACCCGATAGTGGTGAGTGTTTAAACGGAATCACTGAGCGAGAATCGCGGGGGAATAATGCGATTGCTAATACGAACACGATGACTGTGACCAGCCACAACCTACCGCTAGGCGTTAGTCGGTTCATACTCTGCTTCAATCTTGTTCTTGTCCGCGCATACTTTCTTGATGAACGCGAGGATGTCCTGCGGTATGTCTGTGTCATTGCCTTCTCCATCATCCTTGCCTAGCACAATCATGTTGCCAAGCATCATTGGGTTATTGCCGAACATGAAAGACAACGCGCTCGCCACTGTGTTCAGTGGTAGTTCAAGCATGATGCCTTCCTCATTTACATAGCCTGTCAGTACCTCATCTCCATAGTAATCATACATGCGTACGATTTCAATCAATCCATTGACTGCATCTTGCATGTCCTTAAGCCCATTGAAATCCTTTTCTTCATAGGTTCCATCGGGGTACAGCACTGCACCTTTAGGCATCTGTCGGTCTCCTTTGATTATGGTTTGCTTTATTTTTATCTGTGTTCTTTTAATAACTACCTTACTTGGACTCATGTTTAAACTCACGACCTACTTCTACCTCTGATGCAATCTGTTCCACTGCATCTGATAGGTCGTTGAACAGTTGCACCTTCTTTTCCTCGCTTAAGTGTGCCACCATCTCGGATGTAACCTCTGCTTTCCACAGCGTTGTCATGAGTTCAATCCCTTCATCATCTGATTTAGTTCTGCGTAAGATAGTTTATCGTCAATGAAAGGCACGCTGTCAATAGTTTCTTTGTCTGTTAATCCAGCATGCTCAACCCATGATTTGTATGGGGTAGCACCCTTGTATAGTTTCATAAAGTCAAGGGCTGACAGGTAAAGTTTGTACTCGTTGTTGATAATGAGTGCAACATTCCATGTCTCGTAGTTTGCCCAACCACTGTAAGAATCTTTCTTCTTAACTGCAGTCATGTTTAAACACCTTCGCTTTCTAGTTCTTGAATCTGTCGCTTGAGATTAGCGATGCGTTCTGCTTTGGTTGGATGCACCCTGCCACCCATTTCAATGACCAGCGCTCGGTACTTTTCTGTGTATTCCTCGTGGTACTTGTGGCATAGGTACTTAACCGCCAGTTGCTGTGCCTTCTGATGTAACCGCACCTTTGTAGGTTCTAGTTTTTGTACTCCCATTTACTTGCCTGCCTTCTGTGCATCCTTCAAGATTTTAATTGTTCTGCGTAGGTTCTTGTTGTCGTTACTTAATGCATGGTTGCCCACGATGAGAGCAACGAGTGTTCCTACCAATACGAATAGCAGAATCACGATAGCGAATAGGTCTGTTGAGTTTAACATTTGAATCTAGTTTCCAATCTGTTTGGTAAGCAAGGTTGCTTACAGAAAGAATCATCTCATACTGTATGCAATGCGTGTCAAGTACATTTGAAAACTTTTTTAAATTATTTTTTTGTTTAAACATAACCGCATCTATCTTTTAGTTTTACCTGCGGTAAAACCTACCTTACCATCCGTGTCAAGTACCACTGTTTAAACATTTAAATAACAGTACACATACTTGGGTGTCAACTCTTGTACTGTTTAAACGCTATGTAATTAGCAGTCCCTGGGTGCGAGTGCTAAGACAAAAGAAAAACCCCCGCCGAAGCGGGGGCTTTCTTTATCGGTGATGCTGGGGCATGCTACCGAATCTTAGAATAGGTGCGAGTCATAGTAACTTGCATGCTCGCTTAACTCATCCTCATACTTTCCGATTGCGTACTTGCGCCAGTCGTGACTGATTGATGAGCGGTAAGGCTTGAACTTCTGATGCTCAATAATCTTTCCGTTCTTGACCTTGAAGTACTCGCCTTCCTCTGCTGAGTATGACCAGTCAAGGTCTGAACCAAGCATGATGCCTGCGTTCTCGATTGTCTCCTCTGTTGAACCATAAACCAGCGAACCAGTAAGGGTCTGACCTATCCACAGTGGGCTGTTAGATACACGAGCAAGGTGCAAGGTGTCGCCTTGGTCTTGGGTAATCCAAGCCAATGCAGCACTACCTTGGATGCGTGTTAGTACCTCGGCAGGATGTTTGCCCTGAGTAAAGGCAAGCAATGCAGCAACAGCCTCGCTGTCAACCTGACCGATGCGGTCAACCTTGAGTTGTTTAAACAGTTGGTCATCGTTGCTGATGTGTCCGTTGTGAGTGAGTACGATTTTGCCACGCGGAATTGGGTGGTTGTTGTCGTTAATAGTTGGCGAACCCTGAGTTGCCCAGCGTGTGTGCAAGATTGCAGTTGTTGCATCCTTGCATACATTCTGACCAGCCTTGGTCTTGATGAACTTAGAGGCTGAGATAGGTGCCTTAGTAATGGCACGCTTTCCCTCCTTGTTAATCCATGCCACACCAGTAGCGTGATAGCCACGATGCTCGATGTCGAGAAGCATCTGCGATGCTAACTCTGTTGTGTTTACATGGTGCTTAGGGTTAAGGCAGAAGCCTGCGATTCCACACATAATTTATTTCTCCAGTCTGTTAGTTGTTGATAGGTTAATTGTATCATGCTAGTTGGTAGGTGCCAACGATTCTGTTTAAACGATTGCTTTTCACTAGGTAATCCGCATCCTCCTTGGAATAAAGTCCTGCGAACTTTCGTCCTTGGTGGTCTATACCTTGCACGATGTATAACAAATCGTTATTCATTTTCATCTGCTCCTAATAGGTAGAAGTAGTAAACGATTCCAGCAATAGTCATGAACAAAAGCGCACGACCATCTGTGAAGAATGAGAAGTCCATGTTTAAACACCTGCCTTGATTGCGATGATGTGTGCTGTGAACTTTAACTCGCCAACATTTAACTCGGCTATCGCCTCGTTGATTTCTTTCATGCTTGATGCAAAAAGATTTACACCAACGCAACGGCTACCTTGAAAGATTGCGTATTCGATTTTCATTTTCCAGTCCTATCTGTTTAAACAGTGCGAGACTTTCTCGCATCTGCTTGTGCCTGCCGAGGGTAACGCTCCCTCGCTTGCCCACTTGGGGCAGGCTGTCGGCTTACGCCTGACCTTGTAGACTCAAGGCGCGTTGCTTGAGGTATTCCGCTGTTCGTACATCGAGGTTGTCCTGTGCAATTTCATCGAGCAGGGTTTGGATGTTGTTTAAACGGATGTCTGTTCGTGAGTAGGTTGCGCCGAGCAGATTGTTCGCCTTGCTGTAATCAATAAGTCCTGCAATGAACTCTGCCCAAGCAACAGCCTTGCGACCATTTAAGGTGCCTTGGTGTAGGCGAACCTCGATTGTGCCATGGCGGTCAAAAGATTCGAGGTTGAGAGATACATAGCGGTCACCGATTCCGATTCTGCCTGAGCGGATTTGCTCGGCTGTCTCGTGAGCCTCGGCAATAGTGCGGACCTTGCAGAAGCGGTTGTTTAAACGGCTTGGGGCAACCAAGGTGCCGATTGTCTCGTGTGCTGTGTGCCAGTTGATGTAAAAATTGGCAAGCGCGTTGAAGCGGTCATTGAGCGTATCGCCGAAACTGTCGAAACCAATGTGGACATGGTAACCAGTTGAGCGGTCAACCCTTGCGCCTGCATTTAACAACAAGCGTGCAACAGTTGATGCCTCGTTTAAACGGGCATCGTTAAGGATTGGAGACACGACCTCCGCGCCTTGGATTGACCCGTCATAAACAGCCGTCCACTCGGTTGAGAGGACATGCTGATTGCGAGGTGCAAGGCAATTTATGCCTCCCTGAGTCAAAACAGTTGAAGCGGTTGATGGGGAGATTCCGTTGACTTCGAACTCGAGTCCGTATGTAAATGTCGACATTTGATTAAGCCTCCACAAGAGATTGGTTGCATGCTGGGCAGATTGGAGCGCCAAGATTCACAAGGGTTGAGCGAGAAACTCGGGCAATGTAGTTGTCGTTTAAACAGGCAACCTTGATGAGGCGAGTTGATTGTTTTGGAGCCTCGGCTAACTCGATTTTTGCATGAGGGTATGAACCAAGGCGAGCCAAAATTGGCTCAACCCATGAAGGCAAAATGTCGAGAGGCTTGGCAACCGAGGCTGAGGCTGAACGCCAGTTTCCAGCCTGAGCAACCTTGAGCAGGGGCAGAATTAGACGGGCAACAGTCTCGGCATCGTCAACAGTCGGAGCCACAAAAATCTCGGCTGTAAAGTCGGCTGAGGCTGTTGGAGGAACGATTGAGGCTGAAACAGCCTTGCGACCTGATTTTGGAGGGAAGCCACAGGAAAGGCGAATTGCAGATTCCTCATCGCCTCCGTTTTGGATAGTTGAAGCGAGGTGAGGGCGGACAGCGATTGCAAGGCTTGCAAGCCACTGTTCGCGGTTGAGTACAGGCATTTGGTGCATCCAGTCTGTCGGGGGTTTTGCCGACATGGAGAAATTTAGGGCATCGTTTAAACTCATGTCAACAGATACAGCCCAAAAAGATAAAACCGCAGGTCGCTACGCATAAAACTTTTTTGCGACACGAGGCGATTGGGGGCTAAATCGGGGTCAAAAACAACCCACAGCGAACAGCCAAAGTTTAAACAGTCGTAAGTTACTGAGGAGTAACAAGGCTAAAGTCAGTGCTATACACTGATAATTCGATTCTTACTGTATCGGCGTATCTCTAAAGTGTCGTTAAACAACTGACTTTAGCGATTTACTGGCGAGTAACTTATAGCGGTTGTTGAACTTTCAACTACTTATGCTCAAGCCTGCATGCTGGGGGGGGGAGCGCGATACTAAGAAAGAGCGCGAGTCTATACACAGTCAG